TTTTAACCCTGATAGAGATAAGATAGTGTTGACTCCCATAACTCAACACTTAGTCGAGAGTGGATATCCCAATGTTTGGTCTACTCCAGTACCAGGGAAAAACCCAAACGTTAAGAGCTACGATTCATCCATGAAGTACATTAGAACAGTGTTGGAAGACACAACAGCACCATCGACAGATGTGCTCATGTGGGCACGAAAGGATTATTTTAAACCATTTACAGAGCGTGCAAAGATATCTGGTGAGAGACTAAGACCTCTTGATTGGTTTGAGTGTGCCAATGGTGTGCCGAATTCAGTGTACATCCATGGTATTGACACCAGCACAGCAATGGGGTTTCCATATGGTGGTAAAAAGACCGCATACATGCATCAGGACGAAGCGGATGCATGGTGGTTTAATGACGACATCAAGAAAGACCTTATTAAAGCAGACAAGCAGATAAGAGCTGGCCAAGTACCAATGCAGGCTGCAACCGTTACAAATAAGATGGAGCCTAGGCCAGCTGAGAAGTCAGCACGGAAGATAGTGAGTGTTAATTGTGTGATGACGGTTTTGACTAAGAAGTATTTTTGTCCAGTGTTTGACTATGTGCTGCGCAATACAGATCTGAGTGAAAGCGCGGTTGGTATTAACCCATATTCGCCTGAATGGGACAAGTTGTACAAGCACATGAAGCCTGGATTCTTTGATGGCGTGTTTGCTACGGACTCTGGATCCTTTGACATGCGGATAGCATCTTTTATGCTCATGACGGTCTTATTAGGCAATATTGACATTGCTATAACAATGGGTTACACTTCTGATGATATACGCGCCATGCATTCTTTGAGCAATTGGATGTTGGCCACACCCACGATTATTGACGGTGAGCTGATTGTCATGTATAATCGCATGATCTCAGGCATCATCGGTACTTCAGTAATTGATGGCCAGGTGTTATCGCTAATACAGAGGTGTTGTTTTCATGAATTGTATCCTGCTGTTAAAGATTTCCGGAGTGCTGTGTCAATGATCACTTTTGGCGATGATAATTTTGACAAGGTGAAGTTTCCATATCAAAAATTCAATAGAGTGACTCTTGGTGATTATTGTGCGAAGTATGGCATGGTGCTAACTAGTCCGGACAAGAGTGAAGTCGAGACTAAGTGGGACTCAATGGATGATGTGACGTTTCTTAAGAGAGGTTTTAAATACTCTAAGGAACATGACTCAGTTGTAGGCCCACTTGATATGAGCAGCATCATAAAACCATTACATATAGGTGTTGAGTCGAAGAGTTTGAGTATGGATGAATTATTGGTTGAGCATATGACACGTGCACTGATTGAGATGTCTTTCCATGGGCGTAAGGAATGGGAGCGACTAAGAGATGTGTTAATTGCTGAACCCACCGGAAATTTTGACAAAACACCCGTGAGGAACTGGAAGTATGAAGACTTTGTTACTGCATGGAAACTAAGGTATTGTGCGGGTGCTACTGGTGATAATCTGGCAAATGTTGACAACATATATGGTTCACGCATTGTATCGGTAGAGCCAGCATCATCTGATGCAACTGTTGCTGCGGGTGAAGTTGATAAAGTAGAAGTAGCCGATCAAACAATGCAATCTGGAGCCCCACTTATAACAGAATCGCGCGTTGCAACGCGCACTGGTGTTGACTCTGCCCGTGGTGCTGAAAACGTTGATCTCGGAAAATTTTTGGAGAGGCCTTTTGAGCTCCACACTGTCTCCGTTGCTGTGGGGGCTACAGTTTTCCAGAAGGTCAATTTTTGGACTGAGTTTCTAAAACAGCCAAGC